AGACAGCTGTAACTTGTTAAGAGGGGAAATAACCTCAGGGTTACCGCTGTTAGCGCCTGCGTTATCGCCGACAACCGCAAGTGTCGGAGCTTTAACAATACCGCCTTTTGCAAATTTTCGTGCCGGTGATTCCGTGGGCTCTTCAAATCTCGGAATGAGAGGCGGATTTTCAGGCATTGAAAAGCTCCAATCCTGTCCAAATGCCGCGCCGATAACACCCGCAATTCCGCTGATTGAATTAACAACACCCGAAACGAAATTATAAATTCCCGTCCACAACGCATTTATGCCGTCAATGATAGCGTTTATAATAAACTTAAACACGGCGCAAATGCCGTCCCAAATGCCTTTGAAGAAGTCATAGATACCCTGCCATGCTTTGTTCCAATCGCCTGAGAAAACACCTGTAATGAAGTCAATTAGACCGCCGAATGTTTTCTGTATAGAGGTAACCAACCCACCGATAAATGTAAACACATTATCAAACACTCTTTTTACGGCATTGAAAACATTCTGAAATATAGGTCCCCAAAAGCTGACAAGCCAGTTTACAAACGGTGACAGGAAGTTATTCCACACGGTTGAAACACAGTCTGCAACCTTGCCGAAGAAGTTTATTGCACCCTCAAAAACAGGCTTCAGCCAGTTTTCCCAAGCTGACTTTACTATTGCTACGATAAAATCCCACGCAGGCTTAATCCATTGATTGTAAACATTCATCAGGGTTGTGCCGATATTGGTAAACATATTGCAGACATTCTGAAAAATCTGCTGTCCGTTGCCGTTCCACCATTCGCTGATAATTGTTCCGATATTTCCGAAAATCTGACCGATAAAGTCAAACACATCTGCAAACTGCAATTGTAAATTTTCAAGAAATTCTGTGATTGTTGCACCGTCATTTTCAGTCCATTCAACAAGGCTTTCGGTTGCAATTGAAAACGCACCCGAAACGACTTCGCCGACTGAACCCGCAAAGGTTGTAAGATCGCTTAAAAGATTGGAAATTGATTCTTCCATTTGAGGGCGAACATTGTCAATTGCATTGCCTGCAAGTGTACCGAAATTATCAAAAAAGGTTGAAAGGTTGTTATAGCCGTTTGTAAGATTGTTGCCTATGGTATCGATAAAGCCGATAATCTTTTCCCTGTCTTTTGAGATCCACTTAGCAACACCGCCTGAAATGGTCTGAAACGACTTTCCGCCGATTGTCGCAACCGCTCCGAATGCAGAACCGATTGCCCCGAGTTTTGCAGAACCGACCTTTTGCATTGTGCCGAATGCCTTTTGAACTATGGGAACAGCATTATCAAAAACGGTCTTGCAGTTCTTGCCTATAGCTGACCAATCAACCTTGTTAATACCTTTCTGTACATTCTCGACAAAACCTTTAAATCCGCTTTTTTCGTATAGATTTTTGAATGCTCCCGAAATGTTTTTGCTTGTGTCCTTGACAACATTCTTTGCAACAGCTCCGCCCGATGAACCGCCTGAAGAGCTTTTTGATGAGGAGGTGTCTGACTTTGAAGATGAGCTGTCAGAGCTTGAAAGCATATTCAGCTTATCAAAGCCCGCAACACTTCTCTTTGCTTTTTCGGAACTTTTCTGAACATTATCAAGTGACTTTGAACTGTCATCTGCCGTATCCGTAAGGCTTTTGGCAGAATCGGACGCAGATTTGATATTGCTTGCGGTGTTGTTGCCTGTATCCCAGCCGAATACCTTTGAAAGCGATTCAACCGCACCTTTGGCATATTCCGTTAAAGTCGCAAGTGCGGAACTCAACCGCTTTACAACCTGAGTTGCCACCTGAAGAATAGGCTGACCGACTACGGCAAGGAGCTGTTTCCAACTTTCTCTGAGGTTGCCCGTTACATTCTCCCAACCGTCTGCTTCACGACTTGCCTGTCCCATAGCACCCGAAAGCTGATTAGCGTCCTTAACCATTTGCAAAAGCGTGAGCTGTTTCTGCGATTCCGACAAATCCGTAAATGACTTGCCATACAGCTTATTAGCCGCCGCATTTCGTGTGGTTTCAGTACAGGACAAACCGAGTGCGGCATCATTTTCAAAGTTGCCTTTGAGAAACGATTTCAGGCTTTCTGCGGTATCTTCAAGCGAACGGTCATAATATGCGGCACTATCGGCTGTTACCTGCAAAGCCTCCTGCATCATACCCAAAGCACTTGAACTGTCCATTCCAGTAGTTTTTGCAAAGGCATAAATACTTGTGCCGACGCCCTGCAATCGGGTTTCAAGAATACCGCTCTGATTGGCAACGCTCTGAATGGCTGATTCTGCCTGCGACTGCATTGTGCCGAAAGTCTGCTCAAACTGTGAATTTGCCGCATTGACTTCCGCAGCCGATTCAATGCACTGCTGACCGAACTCCTTGATTTTTGCAACAGAAAAAGCGGCAACCACAGCCATTCCTATTTTCTTAAACGAAGATGAAACCGAATTGCTTAATTGCTCACCGCTGCCTTTGATGTTTGAAAACTCTTTTTCGGTTTTCTGAGAAACGCCCTCTGCAACCTTTGAAAAGGACTGTTTCATATCAGTGCTTACATTTTCAAAATCTTTTGAAAGACTTGAAAACGCCGAATCAAACTTTTTGGTAATTGAATCGGAAATCTTATGCAATGTTTTGGAAATATCATCACCCGTAAGCCTGACATCAAGCTCAATTTCACCCGCCTTTGTCACCATATTCACCACTTCCTTTCATTTTAGATTTTTTAAAAACAGGCATAAAAACAGCGCACACCGCTATGATGTACGCTTAAAAATTTTGCAAAAGAACAGCCACCCCATTTGGAGTGGTTGTTTTTTTACAAGCTTGCAAAAAAGTTTTGAAATTCTGCAAGAACGGTGTTCATATCTTCGTCTGAATAGTGCTTTACATTCCTTGACCGCCATTTGTTGCGGATTTTATGCTGTGACGAAGTAAAGTTTTTCAAGACTTCTTTGTCGGTTTCAAGGCGAATTTGAACCGTTCTTGCAAGCGGTGTTTCGGGTCCTAAGCCTTGCAGAAGTGAGCAGAACTCATTCCAACTCATTTTAGCAAAATCCTTTGAATAAATGCTGACCCCGTACTCCGAGCGAAAGCTCGACACGATTAAATCAAAGTCATCAATCAGGTCGTAGCCGGGGTCTGAGCTTCCCCCTCGTCAGTCAAATCGCCTGTTGCAATTTTGGCAGATTCGCTGATAAGGGCGTTGAAATCGTGCATATTCAGCTTTAACTTTTCAATCTTTTCTCTCTCGGATTCATCAAAAAGAAGATGATACATTTCGATAACATCTTTACTTTTACCGTTGCCGTCCTCAAAAAGTGCCGCAACTTTGAGCATTGAAACTGCGTCATTGTTGATTGCAAGGTCAACATTTTTAACTCTGACACTCGGCTTTTCCTCAAAATTAAGCTTGTCTGTAATATCAATTAACTTTGACATAATCGTTCATTCCTTTCATTTTTTAAGCTGCTGCTGTATATACCGGCTTGCCGTTTGACATAACTTCAAATTCAAGCGGAGCAACACCCGTGCTTGCGCCTGCACCGTTTGATGTAACGGATACGACTGCATTTTTAAAGAGGACGGTTGCACCGTTGGGGAAGGTCCACATAAACGAAACTTCTGCCTTTCTGCCGTTTTCAAATGCAAGGGCGGCAATCTGGTCATTGCCTGCGTCACCGATTGTACGCTTGCCCTTTACCGAAATTGTGATTGACTTTGCTGTCATAAGCCTTGACTTCCAGCCCTCGTTTTCAAAGGCTGTCCATTCCTCGACACCGTTGTCAAATGCAACAGAAAATTCTTCGCAGTTAGCAATATTTGTCGTGGCGGATTCTGTTCCTGCCTTGCCAACCGCAAACTGATTTTCATAGCACGGGAATACTCCCGATTCAACTTTTGCCATAAAATTACTTCCTTTCGTAATAAAATTTAACTTCAATGACCTGCTCATACACACCCTTGTCGTCTGTTCCCACATCAACGGGTTCTTCCGTGAGCAGTTCGATTATATAGATTTTGTGTTCCTTAATTTCAACATTTTTAATGCCGTAAAGCGTTTCGTAAAGTCTGCGTGCAAACTCCTCGGTTTCTCTTGCGTTGTCGGTGTAATGGATAAGCAAAGACACGCTTATTGTATCGTAGGTGCTTTCACCGCCGATTGCCCTTGTGGGTGTTCCCGACTGCTTTAATGAATACACACCGATGGACCTGTCCTGCTTGTTGTCAAGCTTGCCGATGTAATAATGCTCGGCTGAGGTAACGCTTTTGAGCCAATCTCTGATGTCCGATAAGTAAATCAAAGTCCTGTATTTCTCCTATATATTTTAGTGAATGTTTGACTGCAAAAATTCTGCCGTGTACCGCCCTCAAGCCACGGTGAGAACCATTTACCGCCGGCGGCAATGTTTTCCTTACGGCTGAAATTATACTCGGGATGAAAATACAACCGTCTTGCATACGGAGTATCTGACACAATTTTAACTATCCCCTTTGCACTTTGTGAATAATCAACAGCGGTACTATCGTCTTGAAGTATGCTTGTATCAAACGGCATTACCTGCTTGTTTTTCACCCGTGTAAGAAGTGCGTCACCTGTCTGTTCAAGAGCCTGTTGCTTTGCCCTATCAAGCTGTTTTACAACAGGCATATTGAGTTTGATTTTTGATGATACCGAAAATCCCATTAAATCACATCCAATTCCGTAAAATTAACTTTGCCGTCGGGGTTGCGGTGTTTTGTACCCTGTACGATGTTTCGTTTTACGCCGTCAAGGATTACAAAGCCACCGCTTAAAGTGGGGCTGTCGGGAGCAATGTCGCCGTCAAAAAGCAAGACAGCCGACACCTGAACAATTTTCTGCTCTTTGGTATAGACCGTCTTTGCCTTTGACTGCATATTACACAAGGCAGAGCCACCGTGCAGGGTTGCTGACGGGTACAAGCTGTCGGAGGGATACAGATTTTTGCATTCAAACACGGTCAGGGGTGCTCCGTCTTCGGTAACACCCTCACCGTAGATTGTGACCTCGACAGGAGTTTTGCAGAACTGCTTTTTTACAAGTGACGGAAATTTCACGGTTTTCACGCACCTTTCAGATTGCAGGATAACAAAGTCCTGTTGATTTTAGCAACGCATAGAGGTCGGCAGGAATTGCCACTCCGCTGATACACATTAAATTCCAGCTTGCGCCAAATTCCATTGATGTGCCGTTGATTGAATAGCTTTTCAGGTAGGAAGAAATCATATCGGCATTTTCTTCTTCAAAAGCAGTAAGTCTGCTATGCACTCTGCTGATGATTCTCTTCTGCATTTCCGAAAGTTTTTCAAAATCAATGCGGTTAAAAGTCAGAACATCAATGTGTTCGGCAGAGATAATACTGTTTTCATCTCCGCCCTGCTGTTCAATGTAATCGGCATACATTGATTTACTCCTTTGTGTCTGACTTGGTACTCTCTTTAAGTTTTTTGTTTTCGGCTTTGAGCTTTGAATTTTCTTTCTTCAAAATATTGTAATCATCAACAGAAATTTTCTTGCCTAATCCATATTCTTTGATTTTGCCGTTGTCATCCTGAATATCATAACCACGGGATACATAAATCTTAGCTTCCTCGTCTGTGTTGACTGTATATGACTTATTGTCTTTGATTGCTTTCATTTTTTCTCACCTCGCTTTAAGCCTCGGCATGAATGATTACGCCCTGCTTCATAAGTTCGTCAATGGCAAAAGTACCATTAACTTTTCTGTTCTGATATATATAATTATCAGCTGTTCGGCTGTCAGAACCCGGAGTATAGACATTGATATATGAATACTTAACTCTTGACACCTGTGCTTCCGGGTCAATAAGAATATAGTCAATCTGCTTAGCTGAGCTGTCAGCAACACAACCGTTTGTAAAATCAAACAAAGACTTCATTCTTGAGCTTGGCACTTCTACAATCTTATCAATATCATCAACGGAACGAACACGGCGGTCAATGCCCTTTGCGGAACTGATTTCAAGTGTTCTCTGAATACCCTCTGCATTCTTCAAAAGCTTTTTGTACTGTGGTGTCGCATAAAGAATAACCCTGTCGAGCGGTACACCCTCTTCGGCAAAAGCCTCAAGGTTATCGTCAAAATCTGCAAGCACATTCGCCGCAGTTAATGCAGTAGTTTTTACTGTTGCACCAACTCGCTTAGCTTCTGTATAAAGCTTGCTGTAAGTATAACAGTCGAGTTCAGGTATAGCCTGTGTTTTTTCAAAGCGTGTCTGAATATTTGCGATAGTTACTACCATATTTGTTTCGTCAACATCAATAGGGTCGATAGCAAACTCAATATCTCTGTCGTGGTCAAGGGTTTTGGTTTCGTAACCGTTTGAATATGTACCCGAATTAAAACCGCCTGCACCTCGTGTATGGTCTTTATAACCGCTGACCGAGAGTTTCGGGATTTTAATATCCTTACCGTTGATAATCTGAATGTCAGAGTTTGAGTGGTAAAGGTCATCACAAGTAAGGACTTGACCATACAATTCTCTTAATACATTACTGAAAATAGTTGCGTATTCTAATACTGCCATAATTATTTACCTCTTTTCTTACTTTTTAGATTTGATGCCGAAAATTCCTCTTAAGGCATCTTCTGTTAAATTTTTGTCGCTGTTGCCGTCACCGCCGATTTTCTTAACTCCTGTGCCGTTCTTGGCAGGTTTGCCCTTGAGTGCGGGAATATCGTCAAGCACCTTTTTAACAGCCTCTGTCAGCTTTTCCGCATTGACCTTGCCGTCTGTCACAGCCTTTGAAAAGTCTGCAATTTTAAGCACATACGGAACGGTTGCAATGTCAACGCCCTGTTTTACGGCTTCGAGGGTTGCCGACTGGTTGACTTCTGCCATAAGCTTTGCGTTGTTTGCCGATTCAACTTCCGACTGCATTTTTGCTAAGTCGGGAGTGTTCTCGGCTTTCTGCTTTTTAAAAGCACCGATAGCCTCTTTCATCTCATCGGCTGACAATCCCTGCTCCTTAAAATAAGACTTCAAAACGGTGTCCTCTGTCACGCTTTGTTTGCCTGTAATAAGGCTTGCGAGCTTGTCGTAATCAAAGGCAGGAGCGTTTTCCTGTGGAGTTCCCTGCGGTGCAGGTGTCGATTCATTGGGGGTTGGTGTTGGATTTGGTTCTGCCATTTTTTCATATCCTTTCAGTTTTTCGGGTGTCTCCCGTAATCAGTTTATAGAGTGTCTCTCTGTTTCAGTTTTGCACGGTGTCTCCCGTAGTTTAATGTCTTCGGACAATAAAAAAGCACCTTACATATTCGTAAAGTGCTTAATCTGCTTTTTCTGTTTTAACTGCTTTGGCTCTCGGCTTTTTGGGAGTGTCAGGCTTGACCTCTTCTACAAAACCGCCGTCAATGAGTTCCTTTGCTCTCTGCTCGGAGCATTCAAAAACTTCATTCACAGGTCGGGTTACATAGCCGTTCTGCCTGTCATTAAATGCTGTTGTTACTCTGATTTTCATTCTGTCACCACCTTTCTAAACCGGTCGAAATCGACGGGTTTAAATGCAAAAAGCACCCTATAATCAACATTGCTGTCGATTATAAAATGCTCAATTCGTAATTTTATGCTGTTTTTGTGAATTGCATATAACAAAACCGCCCTTTTTACGGAGCGGTTAGATTATGCCACTATCTTTTAGATATTGCATTTTTTGTTTTTCTCTAAGCTTACTGTAAAGTGCTTCAGCATCTTTAGCTTCTTGTGGAGCATCTTCACGCAAAGTGACATTTAAACCATTTGTTACAAGGTACGGCTTAAACGCATTCCATAGAGATTTTTGTTCTTCAGTTTGTATCAATCTCATACTATCATCACCCTAAAAGTTTGCTGACTCTGTACTCGTTATACACTTCATCCATAGCTTTATCTTTTAAGCATTCAAAAGCATACTCACTTATATCCTCTATATTATAACCGTTATTTATCAATTTTTCAACCTTTGGAGCATAAATTTTATTAAGGTAATCGCAATATTCAAAATAATCGTTAATACCTCCGAATTTTGCTCTGTAACTTTTAGCGTCTTGCCAATGAATCAGTTCGTGAAGAATTGTACTCAATCCGTCTTGCGGACAAGCCAAGTTTTCTTGTAAATCTGACAAATCACTTGTTGAAAAGTATGCTGAATTGACATTTAGAACATTCTGCATTGGCATATATGAAGCAATAGCATTTACTCGCATTTCTTCGGGAGAGATAATACAAATATCAGGTTTTCCGCTTGTTTCAACCTCTCCGAGCATATCAAACGCTTTTCTCACTTGCATATCAAAATCATGAAGTTCTTTTCGTTTTAGCTTTACCTTATCTGAAATATAAACATTATCACACAATGTATTTGCCTTGCGGGTATCAATTGTAATTGTTTTGCCCTCAATTTTGCGTTCAAAAGTTTTTGATATATCTTCCTTAAAAACAGGTCTGTAATATTTTTGTTCATCAGTCTTCAAAGAAAATTGTTTTGCCTTTTCTTCAAGCATATCAGCCCTATCGTGCCACTCATCGGCTCGGGTTTGGGCAATGCGTTTATTGTCCTCGTCAAGACTGTATTCGGCACGGCGGTCAAAGCGTTGCGCCTGCCGTTCTGCGTACTGCTGTTTTTCTTCAAGCCGTTCTCTACAGTCCATTTCTGCCTCTTCTTCGGGGGTGACAGGTTCGAGTGTCGTTATTTCCTCGTAATATGTACTTGTGCTGTCCTTACATCTCGGATGAAACAAACCGTTCTTGATTGCGGTTGAGAGAAGCGGATAGTTTCCGTCTGACTTTTTGCCGTTTGAATAAACATCGTCAATAAACACCTTGCCGATATATTTTGCACAATCGGGGCAACCGCCCTGTCTTGAGTTCACAACAACGAGGGATACTCCCCATTCGGCTCGCTTTTCGCCCTCACCACGCAGATAGGCTCTTTTGTTGGCTGTTTTAACCGCCATATCCGCATAATCCGAGAGCGTATGCCTTGCACCGTTTTTGTACTCCACACAATTCAGTCCTGCGTTGAGCATATCTTTACACGCCATATCAACGGCTTTTTCGTATGTAACCGCACCCGTGTTCATTGCAACCTGTGCGTTAAAAATCGCCTTGCGGTACTTGTCGTTGCTCATACGCAAAACCGCCGTTTCTGCCCTCTTTAAATCGTCTGTGGTCGATTTTATGAGTGCGTCAAGTTTACGGTCATTCACCTTAAAAAACTCGGCTGTGCTGTGTGCTGACGGCTTTTTCGGGGCTTTGAAACCGTCCTTAACAGCTTCAAGAATTTCTGCCTCCTGACTTGCATTTCCGTCAGCTTTGGCGGTGCGAATCATCTCTTCAACCTTGCTGTTAATGGTTTTGAAACGCTTGCCGAATTTCTTTGCGTTGTGCTTACGGTACTCTTCAAGACTTTTGAGCTGTTCTGCCTGCCATTGTGTCCAGTTGTAACCCTCTTTGGTTTCTTCGGCTCTGTGACGGCTGAAATTGCGCATCATGCTGTCGATAAGCTCGTTTTCAATTCTCTCAAAAGCCTCTTTAATGTTGTAATCACTCATTGCTTACTCATTTGCTGTCATCGTCCTGATTTGTGATATCTTCGGGTTTATCGGGTTCATTGCCCGTGTCGGTAAGGTCAACATCATCAAATGGAGAAGTTTCTTCCTCGCCTGCAATACCCTGTTCCTCTTTAATTCTCTGCACCTCTTCGGCTTTCCAATCCTCTGACTTGCTGTCGCCGTAAAGCTCGTCAACCGAGGTTTCAACTGACATCAAACCACCCTGTCTTGCTTTTGACACGGTTTCAACCTGACTTTCGAAGCTCGGATTTGCATATTCGCCGAAGTTTACGGATACTTCCAAGCCCTCAACAATACCATTGCCGTTAAGTTCACCGTCTGCATTGAGTACAACTGCAACAAGGCTTTGAAGTGCGTTCTGCGTAATTTTCACAAGGTTCTGCCTTGTGTAAAGGGTTGTCTTTTCCTTTTCACGCTGAGCGTCTGCATTATCAAGCTTCTTCGTATCAATGCCGAGAGTTGACGGCGATATAATGCCCTGTAAGCAGAGGTCGAGAGCAGTAATGTATGAACTCAAATAGCTTTCGTGCTGAATCTGCGGACTTTCGGTGTAAATCCTGTTGCCGTTGCCGTTTTCAGACATATCGTTGCCAACGGTGATAAATCGGTTGTCAAACGGATTTGGCGATATCGGCTGACAGGTTTCGGGATTTCTCGGAACAAGGCAACCAGGCACATACTGCTTTGTTCGGCAGGCTCTGAGTGCGTCCATCCACTGTGACCACACTTCATCAAGGCTGTCGAAAGCGTCTGTTTTTATGCCAATAATGCCCGCACCTCTGTCCTTGTGGCACGATTTGCCGTAAAGGACAGGTACAGCCCACATATATGATTCGTCAAATGTAACGCCCTTTGAATCAATCCATGAAAGAGCGTCAACCGTGTGCAGGTCAATCTCTTTGCCGTTGTCATCGTACAAAGCATAGTGAATATAGCCGTAACCGTATGTTTCTTCAAAACGGTAACGGCGATGTTTTTGCGTGTAATCGGTGTAAAACTTAACCTCTCGGATTCTGCCGCGCACATATGTAAAGTCGATGTTTTCGGCAGGATACCATTCAACAATCGGAACATCTGATACAGCCGTGTCAAAGCTGACCTTAAAAGCACCGTCACCGACAACACATAGGTCACGGAGCATTTGCTTAACCGTGTCGGATAGCTTGTTCTGCTTTTCAATGTCTTCCCAACGCTCTGCATAAGCGGTTGAATTTTTACTTGTAACATCTGTGCCGTTGTAGTCGGCAATTACGATATTCACAAGCGTTTCGCAGATGAGTGCCGGCAAGCCCGTGTGTATTTTACGGATTTCAAGCCCCTTTGTGCTTTTTGCCGCCCAAAACATAGTTTTGTTTGTATCAATCTGCCTGTACAGCTCCGCAAGCTGTCTGCTGTTGCCCCAATACCAAATGCGATTGATAAAGCACTCGGTCAGATGATTGCTTGTTTCGGTGACGGTAATTGTTTTGTCGCTTGCAGGAGTAATCTGCAAAAAGTTTTTAATTCCCGATCTGATAGATTCAGCCATTCTGTTAATCAGCCCCATTTATTTCACTTCCAATAATATTTTTAAACGGCAGCCACGCATATTGACCGCTGTTAATGCAATGGTCGTGACCGTCCTCAGGTGTGTTGTCTTTATCCTCTCGCCAGCTGTAAATTTCAAACTCGGCAATCGTGTTTTTACAATGTTCAAGCACAAAATAACAGTCGGTGGCAAGCCAGCCGAGTACAAGATTGATTCGGTCGATAATCTTCGTTTTCTTCCATGCATTTGCAAAGTCATAGACACAGCCGTGCTGTCGCTTATACTTTTGAAATTCGGTAATAGTCGCTTGGTCGGCGCTGTCAATAAAAGCCGTGCGTGCAAAGCCCCATTCATCACGGTTGCGGTCAAGAAAATCAATAAAATTCTTCACCGTGTCACTCGGGGCAATAGGCGTTTGCATTTCAGCGTTGTTATAAACTCTTTCATCAAGCTGAACACACTTGCCGTGATTGGTAATGCCGTAAAATGTCATTGCGATAGTGTCAGGCGACTTTTGCGAATAGGCGGTATCAAGACCTGCGGTGAACTGAACAAAGTGTTCCGACTTGCGGTTACAGTTCAAAAACTTTTCTGCCCACTCTTTTGATTTGATGTGTCTTGTCCTCTCAAAATTCGGGAACACAAGTCCTGTTGCTCTGCCACGCAAACCTAAGATTTTATTTTTATAGAGCTTTGTACCTTTCGGTGCAGAGTTCTTTTTCTTTTCAATCTGTTCGGGTGTAAGACTTAAATTATCGGCAAAAGAAAAGAACCAATACCGCCAATTCGGTACAGGTTCTTCGGTAAGCTCCGCCGTAATCTCGGGAGGAACATCGTTTTCATATTTTTTAAAAGGACGGGAGCGGTTGACAAACTCCTTATACACAGGCAGGCTCGGATCATCGGGATTCAGCGTTGCAAGCATATAGTCATTACGGGTTGACATCTCTCGGATAAACTCGATATCGGCGGTGTTGATTTCGTCAATATAAACGCACCCAAACTGCGCACCGAGAACCATTTCCCACTTATCCCGACTGCTGTAACCGAGAATATAGATAATTTTGTCCTCAAACTTGATATGCGGCAGCTTGTAGTCCTTGTCGCCGTTGCCACAGTAAACTGCGTTACGGTGCAGGTCGAGAATACCGTTATCCTGCTGAATAATCGTTTCTTCGGCTTTACCCGTTGTTTTGGCGGCAATTGCGTGAAGCTTCTTCGGCGACTGCGACACCATTCGCATAAACTTAACGCCTGCTCCGACTGTTGTTTTTCCTGAGGCTGTAGTGCCTTCAAGAAATTCAGCCGACACATTTGTTGTGTTGATAAAGTCGATATACTTTTGTGACAACGGGAATTTGTTACTCACTCAGTCCCTCACCACCCAACTGTCTGAACACATCGGATAGCTTTTCAGACTGCTCAACCTTTGCGTCAACCTTAACGGTGTATTCACCCGTCATCTTGTTGAGCGTGTCAATCGCCCTGATTCTGTCGGAGGTGTCCTGCCCGTCATTTCTTGCAATGTCGGACAAAGCAACCTGTCTGTCCTTTGCACTCATAATGCGCTCATCTTTGAGCCTATCGGAAAGCTCCTTGATGTATTTTGAAACTCCAACATTCTCCAACAATTCATACGCTCTTGCGTTTGCGTAATTTTCGGAATATCCTGCCTGTATAGCACTCTGAACGGTGTTACCGCTCTGCGCATAATATTCCGCAAACTTCCTCTGTCTTGCATTTAATTTGTCTTTCACGGTATCACCGCCCTTTCTAAAAATAAGCAAAAGAAAAGACAGCACATTTCTGTACTGTCTTTAAACACAGGTTTCCGGAGTTGCACCGGAATCTGTAAAAACTGTTTTCCTATTTAAACTATCCCCTGCGTTTATAATATTATATCAATAAATTTCTAAATATTCAAGTGTTTTCTTTCCCATTTATTCAATAATACACTTACATATTTCTGTTCTTTATCAGTCAATTGACGATCTCCAATTTCATTATGTTCATAACCCAAATGGGTATGTGGCATCATTCCATTATGAGGTCTACCTTTAACGTCAATTTGTTTTATTCTTTCGCCGTAGTTGTCATAAAAAGTAACACTTTTGATGTTGCTCTGTTTGTCAAGAGTAGCATACACTCTATTTTTTGTCATAGTTTCCATAGGAGCTTTTATCGAAGTATTACCATTCATATGAATTACTTTTATTTCACCAAATTGAGCAACTGTGTGATATTCTGTACCGTACTTCTTTCCCTTATCACTTATACCGCTTGAAGAGCCTCTTCCGCCCATTATTTTGACCTCCTGAATTTTTCCTGAAACGATTTGATGTTGATGATGTTTCCCATACATTCTTCGGGGACTCTGCCGTAGAAGATAATTGTTTCAGGCTGTAAGCGTTCAATCGTTTCTTTGTAACCTTTCAAAAACAGTTCTTTTGATTCCGTACGGTTCTGCGTTCCAACACTTGATACGGCAACCGTACCACCCAAAGGCTCGCCGTCAAAACACCATTCAAAACTTTTTTCGTCGCTCCAACAAATTGTAGGTATTACCTCAATGCCGTAGAGTTGTAAATATGCACCTATCCAATGCTTGCGATAGTGATTATAAATTTGCAACGCTGTCGGATAATCAGTGTAAAGACTGAAATCAGGCGACAACACACAATTAAAATTTTGTAGCTTTTCAATGTACCTGTCGGGTGTATTCCACAACCTCTGAAACTGGTAATCGTCAAGGAAAAAATGTACTCCGCAATCACTTTGCTTACTGCTTAAAATTTCGTTAAATCCAATGAATTTGTTTTCAGTAATTTTTGTAGGCTTGATAATCGGGATGTCATATTCTCCTGCACCTTCAAAAATCGTCCTTGTACTGTTTTCGTAACTTGTACCGCATTTATCTTTATACATTAATTCCACCCCGCAAAAGCAAAACCGCCCTCAAACGAGAGCGGTCTGTGCAATTTTTTTAACTTAGGAGAGTTCTACATATGTCCTGTTTGTCAAACTTTCATAATACCATTATACGCAGGGTGAGGGTGACATTCAATGACATTTCAAAATAATTTTACGAGAAATCGAACTTTTTTCGGAACGCCTGTAACGCTTCGCCGTGCAATCTCAGGGTATGCCTTACGCTCATTTCCATACTCTCGGCAATATCCTCCCACCTCTGACAATTTATGTAATACTCGGTCAAAATTGCAATGTAACGGTAATCGTCAAGTGCGTTGATTTTACTGCGGATTTCAGTTTTCAACCGCACAAGATTGTCAATTTCCCGATTGATTTCAGCCTGAAGGTCTGCAATCCTGTCAACAATCCGCATAGGGTCATTCACTCCCGATGTCTTAACAGGCTCGTTCTGCTTAACCGATACCTGTGCAATATTCAGCCTAAGTTTCGACAGCTCGTGTTCTTTCGTTTTGATCAGCTTATCCGAAACCCTGACCGAATATAAATAATCTTTAACCGTCAATCTATATCACGCTCCTCGTCAAGCATACCAAGTTCCTGCGCCAACGCAACAACAGCGTTTACAATCAAATGCAAATCCTTACCTTTGATGTTACACATATTAAAGCAAACATCGCCCTCATCGTTATCAAGTTTACCAAAATCAATAACAAGTCCCTTTTCAACAACTTTTGTGTCGTCGTTATCGTAATTAACGGTAATGTTTTTAATATCTTTCATTCTTCCACCTCACTTTCAAGCCAATGTTTCGTGCAGTCAATGCAACTGCCATTGAATCGCTTTTCCATAGGACAACCGAAATATGGAGTGCCATACGGGCAGTCGAAAAAACTCATACAACTCCGAGCCATTTCATCAATTGACATCTGTTTAATTTTTTCAAAGTTTGTCATTGTGTTCACACCTCACCTCAACAATTCATCTGTTGTGATGTTAAATAAATCCGCTACAGCTATTATGGTTTCGATATTAGGCTCAAATTTTCCCTGCTCATAGTAAGATATACTTGTTCTGCTCAAATAGAGCTTTTCACCCAACTCATCTTGCGTTAATCCATTTTTAAGTCTTAACGCTTTTAGCTTTTCCGAGAATGCCATCACTTTTCACCTTTCTTGATAGACTGATTCCAGCACTCAGCACAGTAATTGTCTGTTCCGTCGCAATCTTCTATCTCATTCAGCCCTAAATCATGCGGACATATTAACTTAGGCACTCCTTTATCGCTAAGCTCTACTTTTGGAAAATGCTTTAGCAATTCGGACAAATAAGTTTTCTGTGGATGCTTGTCGCTCCACCGCTGTACTATTTCGATTGCCTTTTCAGGGTGCGTTAATTCTAATTCAGTGCAAAGCATTTCTTCGCCATTATTAAATCTGCTCAATGGGCAATGATTACACGAAATACGACACACACCAACATCACTTGATTTTGTCATCCGAGCTTGTTCACTCAAATAGTTTTTAGTTTTTGAACAATCAATCATTTTCTTTATCTCCTTCAAAATTAACAACTTTTCCGTTGTCGGTATAGTCCCGCTTCTCAAATTCAAGTTTCAGCTTGTCGATGACCACACGGTCGATATGTTCCCAAAAGACTTCGTCAGTGTCGGAGTGTTCGACTATCTCGGTCATTGACCTCAAAGCCTTTGCACATCTGTCACGACCAAAGCCGAAATCCTTATGCAAGGCAAATACGATAGTCTTAAAAATTCGCCTTGTCAGGTCATTGATTTCTTTGTCCTTGACTTTCTGGTATTCCCTGTCGGCAAGGCGGTTAATCTCCGCCATAGCTTCTCTTTTAAGCTTAACGGGTATTCTCGCTTTCAATGCTTTCTCTCCTTTCTTAAAACGGCAAATCATCAGCCGGTGTAATCGTACTTAATGGGCGTGCTATTCTGCTTGTATCGGGTTCGCTTTGCAATTCTTCAAACCGTTGAAATATTCCACTGAAATTATAATTCAAAACTCCTGTATTCCCGAATTTATTCTTATCGAGTATAACCTCGGTTTCAGAAGGTTTTGACTTTCCACTTTGCTTATCGTTTACATACGGTCTGTGCAAAAGAATTACATAATCACTGTCCTGCTCAAGGCCTCCGCTTTCTTTTAAGTCTGACATTGTAGGTCTTTCTTTACCGGCCCTTGTAATCTGCGACAACACTAAAAAGCAACATTTTGTTTCCTTTGCACATTTCTTGAGCTTTTGGCTGATATAGTCAATTCTCTGCCTGTTGTCTGCAAAATTCTTTTGAGATGTAATTATCTGAACAAAGTCGATTATTACAAATTTCGGCTTATTACCGTAAACATACGATACGATTTTTTCGACTTCATAAACATCATCAATTACCGTCAGATTTTTGTAGCTTGCAAGTGTTTTCTTAACTCCTTCAAATTCGTTTTCGTTCAGCTTGTGCTTATGTACTCGGCTGTATTCAATCTCAAGCCTATCAGCTATTAATCGGTCATAAATCATTCGTCCTGACATTTCAAGGCTGAAAAATACAGTTTTGCAGTCAAGGCACGCTTTGAGGACATTAAGTGCAAAAGTCGTTTTACCTGTTGAAGGTCTCGCCCCAATCGTGCCGATTGTCCCCTCGACAAAACCACCGCAGAGCAAACCGTCAAGTCTTTCAAAACCTGTCGGTACGGTTTTAAGTTCAGTAAAAAAATCTTGTAGATACTTTTGTGAGTTATCGGTCGATACTGCCGTTCTGCTCTCGGCTTGTTCGATAATTTCCTTGAGTTCCGGAACGCTTACACTTGAAGATAATGCAAGCGACTGCGTTTGACTTAAAAGCCAATTCTGTGTTGACTGTTCAACGAAGTAATCAACCGTAGCCTCGGCATTTACTTCAAGAGGAGCGTTTTCGCAACCGGTCAATGCGTATGCTTTGGCATCATCAGACAGTTTTCCGAATATTGCAACCTTGTCAGCTTGAGCATCCTCGGAAATTTTTTCAAAAGCCTCAACTGCAAATCCATCCGTAAAGTCACTTTTTTGTAGCTTCGTCAACAGCAGGGAGCGTATGTCATCATAGAGCAGTAACGCTCCGATTATGCTTTGCTGAAATTCATCGCACTTATTCATTTAGTTTCCCTGTCTTTATCGCATAGGCTAACAGCTTACTCTCCCATTCGTTCCAGTCAACACCGTTTTTATCCATCTTCTGAACAAACTCATCACACAAATACGCATCATCAAAGCCCGTGTAATCTTTATAAAATTTTCTGATTTCACTGAACTCGGGTTTCGGAGCAGGTTGCCCCTCAGGCAAACCTGCGGAAGAAACCTTTCGTAAAGTAATATCTTTAGATATTACTTTACTTTTATTTATTTTTATTTGCTTTTTTGGGTTATTTTGGGTTTCCGAATTACCCACTGGGTTTTTTGGGTTATTTTGGGTTATTTTGGGTTTCTTTGGTCTGCCACCTTTCTTGCCGTTTTCTCTGTTACGCTTGATAACGGATATGTATTTCTTTCTGCCTTTGTCAACCCCCGGCTTAAAAGCATTGAATGCAAGTCTTACGGCAGAATCAAGCTGACTTTGGTCAATATCCTGATTTTCTGCATACTCAAACAAGAGTTTAAATAACTTGCCTGCCCGTGTGTCGCTGAGTATATTTACACAATCTTTGAGTGATGTATCTACCATAAAATTTGGCATTACTATGTCTTTATCTTCGTTCACATTTATCCCTCCCATCAATGAGCCTTGCAACCTCTCGGCATTTTTCACAACCATCAACACAAAGTTCGGCATGCCCTAACACCTTTTCAATTTCTCTGTGCCGTCCAAGTATTTCAAGCCACATAACTAACTGTTCGTAAATTTCTTTGTAACCGAGCTGATATTTCTTTAATTCCTCTCTCGTCAGCTTGTCCTGATGATAACGCTCTATACAAACATCAAGTGCATAGTAGTAGAATTTTTCAAAATAATCAGCCGTAGGAGGCAATGACTTCTTGCCCTTAATCAGCTTTTCAATTTCATTAGCCTTGAGCACAGGTTTTCGGCCTCCTTTACACTTCTTAAAATTATGTATTCATAGCCGAGTTTTTCAACAAAAGCCTGAAAGTGTTTTTGCTGTTTGGATTGCCGTCCCGTGGTTGTTTTTATTTCAATGAATACCGTTGTACCGCCGTTTGCGAAAAGCGTTAAATCGGACAATCCCGGCACTCCTATGGCTATCGGTGCGCCGTATCTCGTGAGATATGTGCCGACATTATTTCTAAGAACCAAACCGACTTCCGACAGCTTTACACGGATAGCGTTTTGCAGCATTGTTTCCTCTTTTTGTGCCATTTAAAAAACCTCTTGATTTTGCTTGATAATATGCCCAGCCGGGCTTGTATCCTTTTTGTTTCGCATATTCCTGTAATTCCTTCATATTCTCGCATTCTGAAGGTGTAAGATATTTACTCACTTTGCGTTTGAGTATCATTTCGGGCGTTACTTTAACCAAGTTACCTTCTGCCTGCTTCTTTTCTTTTTGCTCAAAAATAAAGTCACAATGCGGACATATTCTCAGTGACGCAGGAATTACAGAAAAACAATTCGGGCAGGTTTTCACCGGAGCGACGCCCTTTATTTCATTCTTTTTCTTGCCCTCAAGCGACCATTCCCGTTCATCATCAGGTAATCCGAAACGCACCCAATTTTCTGCGTGGTCTATAATGATTGCTTTTTTATGCGGTTTGTAGCGCATACATCGCATAGCTTGCTGAATGTAAAGCGTAAGCGATTTAGTAGGTCTTGCAAGAATTGATACTTCACAATCGGGAACATCGAATCCTTCGCTGATAAGGTCCACATTTGAAAGGACCTTGATTTCGCCGCTACGAAATTTTTCGATTATTTCAGCTCGTTTTTCTTTTGGAGTTTTAGCATCTATGTGAGCAGCTTTAATTCCGTTTGAAATAAATTCATCGCACAACTTTTCTGATTGCACAATTGCCGCACAGTAAGCTATTGCCTGCTTGCCATCGGCGAATTTTTTGTAGTGGCTGACAATATCGCCGTAAACTTTCGGTTTGTCGTAAAAGTTCAAAATATCACCTGTTACAAAATCACCGTTGCGTGTTCTGAACTTCTGATTTTTGATTGCAAGCGGCGGAGCATAGTAATCATACGGTGCAAGGCAGTTGTTTTTAATCAACCACCTTGCATTAACGCCGATAATCAGTTTGTCGTTGACATCCGAAAGTCCCGATCCGTCAAGGCGAACAGGTGTTGCCGTAACACCGACACGCTTTACATCAGAAAAATAATCATAAATTTTTCTGTATGAATTAGCCTTGCTGTGATGATTTTCGTCTGTGATTATAAGCGATGGCTTTGGCATTTTTTCAAGGCGTCTGCAAACTGTTTGAACCATACCGACTTTGCAAAAATTCATATCTACGCCCCAATTTTTAAAAGTGTTTTCTATCTGTTCACAAAGTTCTTTTCTGTGAACAAGAAAGAGTACATTTTTAGATTGGTCGGTAAACCGTTTCGCAATATCTGCAATGATTACAGACTTACCGCCACCGCACGGCAACACTATACAAGGAGCTTTAAAGCCATTGTTCCAAGAGGCATATAATTCATTGACAAGCTCGTCTTGGTACGGTCTTAACATACCCATCTGTAAAACCTCCCTCTATATATGGGGATTTTTTCAAGAAAAATTGCACACTTTTATGCAATTCCCGAAAAAAATAATTAGAATGGTAGGTCATCGTCTTCATCAAGAGGCATATCGGAAAAGCCATTGCTTTGCTGTGAATTTGCGGTTGAGCCTTTCAGATACTTCGGTTCGGGAATTGTGAAATTTCCATCTTTGAGGTCTGACAAAGTAATCAATGAAAAAGGCTGTGCCGTGAATCCGTGATATCCTTTGTAGTTATATTCCTGCTCTCTGAATACCACGCCGACGCAACAATCCTTGAGTAATGCACCGTCCCATTCCTTTGTAAAGTCAATGTTGAGATGACTGTTGCTTTCACAAATTTTCTTGAGTGCGGTTTTCATTTTGCGTTCGTTGTTCTCATCGTACTCATTGCCTGACGGATACCGAAGTCTGAAAACTCCTTTGAATTTTGCATCGTTCGGAAAAGCCTTTTTATCATTGCCGAACTTCTTGTGGTAAAAATCCTTGTACTCGCCGTCTGCAATATCAAACAGAATACAAAGTGCGTTGTCCTGTTCCTCTGCTCTGATGATTTTTGCTTTGTATGCACCGGCAGGAAGTTTTATGCTGTCGGTGTACTCCTGTACATTGTTATAGTTTGTAAATGCTCTCATTTAGATTCTCCTTAAATTCCGTAATATTCTCTGATAGCTGTATCAACGACTTTTAAATCATTGTCTATAATTAAGTTTTCAAACATTTCTTCAGGTGATTTTGAAATGTCCTTTCCGTCCGAATTTGTCACAAAATGGTGACCTTCTTCGTCGGTAATGCAACGAAGAGCAATTGACACCATGCCCTCAACACAAACCTTTTGTTCAAGGACCTTGCCCATCATTTTCAGTTTTGTGTTGTTATAATCGTCAGTTTCTTCATGCATTATTATGTAAACAATAACATCATCGGGTAACTCGGCTTTGATAAATTCAAACAAGCTCCAAAAATCATTGCCGATATTGTCATAGGTTTCAAATGTGTTTTTGACCTGCCCTTTCTCACGCATATAGCGGTTTGTGAGAATGTAACCTGCATCATCAATAACAGCCGTTTTTGTGGGCATTTTTAAAAGTGACCTTTGAATTTTAGGCACATTGTCAGTCTTTAGGACATAGTCGAATTTCTTTCTGAACGGCAAGAACTTGCGTTCAACATTTATAAGAAATATTTCGTTCTCGCCAAAATTTTTAAGGCTGCGGCTTTTGCCTGAACCTGATTTTCCGTAAATTAAAACAGGCATACCCATAAACTAATCTCCTTTCATTTTTTCGTAAATTCAATCGGACAGCTATCGGGCAATCCGAGTATGTACGGATTGTAAATCATCTTGTTTGTCAGCCTACACCAGTAGCGGTTTAAATCGCTTTCTGAGCGACAAAACGGGCAGTAGTGACATTTTACTTTATCTTCGGGAAAATGGACTGTGAGTGAAATCTCGCCGTCTGTGAAATATGAAACGCCGTTTGGGAACTCTTGTGACATCATTTTTGCCCCCTTGCATTCAGATCTATCTTGTGGCAGATATAGTCGATGAAATCGTAATTCTTAGAGCGTTCGGCCCGGCGATTATCGCGTTCGGATTTATACTCAAGGTATTTTTCGCAGCCGCTGTGACAGCGTTCACTTCTCGTCTGACAGCCATAGCACGGAGCTTTTATTCTTACCATTTCTCAAGCACCACCAATCGTAGAAGAAATACATATCATCGAACACCCAATCTCGAACATTTTGAATTATTTTCAATTCACATTCACTCGGAATAGATTTAGAATCAAATACATTGTTTACAAGATAATCAAATAAGCTTATTATCAACACTTTGTGTTCCGGCTTGTTGCTTTCTCTGCGAAATTCAAAGTTAAAGGCTTCTTGAATAATAAGGTCTTTAGCTTCAAACGCTTCACTCTCGTTGCGGTTGTAGCAATAGACATACCAAATCACGAAAGCGTTGACGTCAGAGTTTGCTACGCTTTTCTTAAAGCAGTCATAACACTTACCGTCGAATAATCTTCCAAAGTCAAAGTCCTCGAGAACTTCTTTTCGTCCGCAGTCCTCGCAGGTGAAAAGCTCTTCAAACTGCCAGTCGTGGCATTTCGGGCATTCTTTCGGCTGTTCGTCATCAACCCATTCATTGTTGCAGTTTTTGCACCAAAATTCCATTTTTTTAACCTTCCTTCTTGATTTTTTAATCAATAAAGGATATAATCAAAGTGGTTATATTGTTTATATCCTTGCTATCCGTTGAGGCTTTGCAGAGCTTCAGCGGATTTTTTCTTTTTTTCTTTGAAGTATTGCATATTTTTTTCGCGCTTGATATAGGCGAGCTGACCTGCAATCGCTACAAAAGTCAGCGCTTTTTCGTTCAAAAAAATCTTTTCCGCAACGCTTACAATGTTGTACGGGTATTCTTTTAAACGATGTGCAACTGTCGCAATCTTTTTCGCATGCAATACAGCCTTTGATATTGCTCCAATTCAAGCACATATCCTTCTGCCAATATTCACTGTATTCCTCATCAACATTTGAGTTCGTTTTTGCAACACAAAGTAAATCTCCTGCGATGATTGATAGCAATAGATTAGCTTTGTTTTTTTCTTCGTCCGACATAAGTCGCTTGTATTTTAACGGCTTGTCAGGCGTTCCGTCTCCAAAGTTTCCGTTGCCTATGTAATTTCGCACTTTATCAAGATTTTCCGTGAGATACTTATCGAACACACGTCCTCTGATAGCCTTAACTGATCGACCGATTCTGTCGGATATTTCTTCATATTTGCTTCCGCATTTAATCATTTCACCAAGTAAAGTGTATTCAGATTCAGCCCATTTTTGATGGTTATCAGCTTTTACAGGACGGTATTTGATGTTTAGGTCATTAATTCTGCGCTGTATAGCACCTTCACTACGACACAATATTTGTGATAGTTCTTTGTAACCATACTTTTGCTTTATAAGCAATTCTTTGAGAAGGTTATCTTCTCTGCTTGTCCATGGAATTGCTTTAATAAAACTGTTCCTTAATATGTCTGCCTCTCGTTTTGGATTTACCCAATCGGGCTCTGGTCCCAATTGATATCTTTCAAGTTTTGAAAAATCTAAAAAATATTGATTTTTCTCTGCCCAAATCCAAAATTCATCTATGTAAACAACAGTAAAATTTGTTTTTGAACTTCTTGATATGTTGTGAGTAGGCAGATTCCTATTTTTTACCCACGATGTTTTTAAATAAGTGGCAGAAGTGTTTGGACGAATGAGTTTATAAAGATTGCTTATTGTGATATATCTATAGCCATTAGTCAAGAAAGGTCCTAAGTTTAACTTACCGGCTTTTAGCCTTATTGCACATTCGGATCTATCAAGGTGTTTTGTCATAGTGGCCATATTAACGTTGCCCCAAGCAGATGCAAGATAATCTATTTCATCGGCCGTCCATGTTTTATTTAGCCTCGACATTTGCTGACACCCACACATTCAAAACCGAAGGATTCGGATTCAGGCGTTTCAAGGGCTTTGAGTTTGCGTTTTAGCTCTCGGTTTTCGTGCCTATAACCGCTTGACGCTGTTTTTTCGAGTGCAAGGTCCGTTCTTGCGTTCCTTAGCTCAATGCTGAGATGTCTGTTCTCTGCTCTGAGGTTTTCCACATCTTTGAGCAGTTTTCTGCGTGTCGGGTAGTTTCTTAAATGCCACATTTGTTAATGCTCCTTTATGTATTGTCTGATTTCTTCCTTATCAAATCGCCAAAGCTTTCCGATTTTGTGGGCAGGAAGAACGCCCCTTTGTGCAAGCCGTGTTGTGTAATCAACATTAAGTGCAAGCAACCGTGCCACATACGGCACATCAATTATCACCGGCACTTCATCCCAATTGATGATAGGTCTTTCTCTCGGCATATGTACACCTCCTATTTTTCGTTGGTAATTTTGTCTGAAACGATTTCGACTGTGTCAATAAGTTTAAGTTTTGCCATTTTCTAATCTGCTTTTCGATATTTTATTGCTTTACACGACCTTAAATGTTATGATTAACTATGAAAGGGGGTGCAAAGCGTGGCAATTGTATTGCAAATTTTACTTGTTGTATGGGTATTTAGATTGCTTACAAATGTTTTTAGACTATGTGCAACCAAGTTTTATTTCTATCTTTTCAAGAATAATTACAAACATCTAAACAGATGTTCAAGACCTGTTGGAGTTTTATTTAGCAAAGCCAACACTCAACAATATGTAGTTTGCACCGAAAGAAGATATTCGGTAAAAGAAATGTATCAAGATTACATTTCCAATTGTTTGACTGATAGGCATTCAAGCAATAAAATATCCAAAATTTTTAACAATACGATAGGCGTTTACAGCTACAGAATAAGACAAAACTTTTATCCTGTATTTTGGCTGACTGCTCCTGTAAATGCTTTAAACTCGGTTAATGTACATCCGAATACGATTTTATCGGTCCTCATTAACATTTTGTTTTGGGTTATTAACTTTTCCGCAGGATATTTCCTTGAAAAGTTTTTAGACAACAATCTTCCGACTAATCTGCTTTCAATTTTTGATAAGCTGATATAATAAAATTTCTTATACTCTGGCGTTCTTTTTTATTTCTGCAATTGTCAAGTCTGTTTACTTCATTGAACATTGCAGTATATAAAAGAGCGTCAATCTTTTTTTGACTTACTTCAACAAATACAGGTTTTTCCGTCTTTCTTCACCTCTTTTCAGCAAAGTCCGTTTAATAGGACTGTGATTGTGGTATTATTGATTGTGGGGGTGTTGGTTTAGTTATTAGCTTTATCACGCTTTAAGCGTAATTCGGAGCCAAAAAAAATAAAATCAATCGGGAAATCGTAAAGTTCACCGATTTTATGAACCATATCCCAGTCAGGAACATTAGCACCACTTTCGTAGTTTTGAAGAGTTCTTTCATTGATTTTAAGTCTTGAAGCGGCTTCTTTCTGCGAATATCCTGCATTTACTCTTGCCGCCGCAAGTGTGATTTTAGGATAATTAACTTTAGTTTTGAGCATTTCGTCACCTCCTTACAGCTCTAATAATATCACGCTAAAAGCGTAATGTCAAGCTAAAAACGAAATATTTTTAAAAATATCTTGATTTTTTTACGCTTTTAGTGTATGATTTAGATAAATAAAAGGTAGGTGTTCAATATGACAGATAACAGTGAAATGAACAAAAAGATA